CAATTTCATTCGTAAAAAGATCAGACTGACTATATGTCTGTGTTATCGTACCACCGTTGCCTGCCATAAATCCATTAGTAGGACTAAATGCACAACCGCCTGGGCAAGTTGTAATAGACCAACCTGTAAGTGACCCACCCCCAAGTTCATTTGTAAAGGTAGGGTTTGTTACAACATTGGGAACTTCAGTTTGGGTAACATTTTTCGTAGTTGTAGTTGTTGTAATTGTAGTGACATCAGTTGTGGTTGTTGAGCCATCTTCATTGGTTACAGTTGTACTGATTGGAGAACCACTTGATGTACTAGTTGTAGATGTTCCATCTATAATTGTATTAGAGTTTACACCGCCTGCATTAGAATAAGAAGAAGGGAGGAATACCAAAGAACATACCAACAATGCTAAGGGCAACACCCCCTGCGACATAGACCGCAGTTTTTGGAGCTTCTGTAATTCGTTCTTCAGTTGAGTAATCGTCAGGCATATCATATTCATCTACTCGCTCGTCACTTTTTTTTTAATGTACATACTTTCTGAAGGAGCATCTTCTGAATTTTCTAACCATCCAGCTTGAGCGGCATCACCAATACTTCCTTTATATGGACAAGGTGTTCCAGCCATCCACATTGCATCGAACACTCTGGCATCTTGACATAGCAGAGCCACACCAGCAACCTTCATACCCATACCGTACATAGAACGAGCAAGTTTAAGTCTTTCACAATTTTCATCAGTAATAGTTATACCAGAAGCAAATCCAAGTATCTGTGTTTGGATTGCCGCACTGGCTGCACTCTTACATACATCGCTATTATTAATAACGATTGATGGTGCAGATGCTGTTGGTGGTGCTTTATCAGTCACTACTGTAGACGATGTATTTGTGTCAGCAGCAAATACAGTAGTTGAAATAAAAATTCCAAAAAAACTACCAACTAAAATTCTCCTAATATAATACACTCAGATTCTCCCTATTAACGAGTTTCATATATCTATTTATAAAAAAATAGTGGTAATCTATCATTAATCATTAATAACTCATCTTTTTAGTATTTTTAATAAATGTGAACGACTTATCTTACAACCGATAAACGCATTATAGTATTCATCTGGTTTTAATAAACAATCTGTATCAAACTGAAGTTTTGCTTCATAGTAATTTAGTTCGCCCTTTGACTTACAGAGTCTAACTATTTCTCTATCAAACAATTCTAATCCATGTTCTTCTACTAACAACTTTACTTCTTCACTTGAGCCGCAATAAGTTTTCCAATCAGTCTCTACTATCTTGATGCGTTTTCTTTTCGCACCCTTCAGTGGAGGCAATTTTCTTTTAGACATTAAACCTTTCTTGCCAATATATAACTTACTATTCTTTTTGTTAGTTATTATATAAACAAAACCAAGATTGTCTTCAATCATCTCACTTGTGAATGGTTTACCATTATAGAGCCAAGTCATTCAAATCTACTCACTTCTTTTATCATATCTTGTTCTGGACTTCGCAACTTTAACATTTTAAAGTTATGTTCTACAATATCATCACAAGATTCTATCATATCAACAAAATCTTCTCTACTACTTAGTGACTTCACCAAGTCTACTATGGCAGTCATTCTTTTATTACAATCCACAATCTCATCATAACTCTCATCCCATATGGTATGAAATGTTTTATATCCAATATCTCTTAGTCGTTTCAATGCAAAGGGTTGATGTGACATTATGAAAGGCATCTTTAGTGCAATAGGTTTCCAAGTCTTCTCACTAGTATCTCTAGTCATTCCATCAAAAAAATCATATGGTCTGTTATCATTAAAAACACTTTCAGTAACAACGTATATGTAATTATCTTGACGATGTTTAAGATTAATTTCTATAAATTCAAATACATTATCATTAATGCTGTATGGCCCAAATACACTATCATAAATGTGTGGTGTAGTTTTTGCAAACACCGACATACCTTCAGTCCATGGCCAAATACCCCATATATCAAAATCATCTTCACTTGTAACCTTTCCATGACTAAAATTAAATTCATTTAACAGATTATTTTTATACATCTGATAGATAAAATAAAATCTGTCCTGTTTATTATAACGATTAAGACAAAGAAATTTCTTTGCAAAATTATGTCTTGGTGCATCTATTGATTTTGCATTTTCTGATATAACACTTTCATGCCATAACCAATGCACCATTCTAAAAGGCATATCGTTATAGATATAACTCCAACTTTGAGAGAGAACAATAACTTTTGATGGATCAATAACTTCCTCCTTTAAAGAATCTATAAAGATTTTAATATTATTTTTCAACCATATATGTCCTTCTATTGCATCATTTACAACAAGATTACATCTTCCAGAGTTAATACAATCAACTAATTCCGTACTAAATTTTTTAATATATTCAGATACATTCCAAGGCTCTTTGGGATATAAAGTGTAAACAAAATTTTCCCCAGAATCTATTGCTTGATCTAAAGTCATTAGATTAACATCTATAGAATTTTTCTTAAACCAGTAATGAATAATTATTTGTGGGTCAACAAGACTTTTTGATATATTAGCGGGCGTTAATATAAAGTTAACCATCTCTAACTAAATCCAGTGTCACACAGTGAAATCCACCAGCGAGTAGTCTATCATGTCTAAGTTCTAGGGGAATGACATCTATATAATATTCTTTTAGTTTATCTATCATCTCTGTCTGTTTTTTGTCTACTACTGCAAGATGTTTATCAATACTCAGCATGTTCATTCCTATCCACTCACTTGCACCCCAAGGCAGATTAGTTTGTCTAGGATTACTTCTACACTCCTGTATCCATATCTTATCCCATGACTTAAACAGTTCTGGTTCGTTATCCTCATTCACTCTACTTGCATTATACATAACTAAACCTTCACGCAATGGTATTATCGTGCTGTCTAGATGTGCATATGAATAAAGGTTCTCGCATAGATGCACCTTATACTTGTCACCCAAAACATCCTGTAACCACCTTGCGCCCTTTTCATTACCAGTATTACTAACTTGAAATAGAATATCATCGTTTACACGAATACAGTTTGCAGCCTCAAATAGAATCTCCTCATTATTAAGAGATGGAACTCCCTTTACATCTTCCTTAAAGTCCTCATCGAAAAGTATAGGTGTGGGTGCTTTGATCCACTTATAACCTCTCTCATGTAAACTATTGAAGATATTTCGATACCCCCATGTCTCATACTGTCTATTAAGGATAGGTGATGGAGTTTCTATGATCGTATTTCCTACAATCAAAGTACAGTCCCTTGGAGAATAATGATGCCAGTTATCAGGATGATTATAAGTAGTATCAGGTCTATGGACTATGATACCATGAGAAGATAAAGTTTGGGCAAGTAAATCCAAATCTTCTTCTGCCTCTTCGATTACCCAATCTGGATATGGCCCAACCTGTATATCTTTTTCATCATACTCTGGAAACTGACAACTCTTGAAACTTCTATTTAACTCTGGGATTCTATAACCCTTTGCAGTCCCAACTATAATTTCTTTGAGTTGGCCCCAATCATTACTGCATTTTATATTCATCGTAGATAATCTCACTAATATACTTATGACCCTTGTCATTAGGATGTCTATCAAAACTAGATACAAACATATCGTTATGTAATTTATCCATTATAGTAAATCCTCCTATGCGATTAACAAACGGCCATCCCAGAGATTTATGCTCCAACTCATAAAATGGTTTATAATCAACAGAAGTTTTAGCTAATTCAATATCTCTATCCAAACGTCCTTTTCCAAACCCCAAACATTGTGGGCTTGGGCCAAACGCCAAACATTGAATTAAGGATATATTCTTTTGTTCACATATATGTTGCAAAGATACCATCCAACGTAGTGTTTTCTTTATTTGATATTCACGATCATCTAGATTATTTTTTAACATCACTTTAGATAGTTCTGCTATATTCTCATCCGCTAGATATGTATTTTCAAACTCTCCTGTAGAGGTGTTTACCAATTCATCTTTCCTTGGCACAGTGCCGCCATCTTCTATTAAATATGGTAATTCAAAAGAACCTTTATGGAAATCCCACCTATCAAAACAAGACCACATAACTACTACTAAATCAGTATCTAAATTATCTACAACACTATTATAAATATACTCATTACCAGCTCCACCCTTACCATAGTTTGTGAGTTTCTTTCCTAGTTTTTCTGCAAGATAGTCTGCCCATGATTTTTCTTGATTAGGTCTTATACTTTCTGTAAAACTACAGCCTGAAGTTATCATATTGCCTACTGTCCCATATTCTAGAAAAACATAATCTATTTGTTTCATTACCTCTACTATATTCTGGATACTTATTATTATGATCTATTCCAAAATACACACATGATGACTTTACCAAATCAAAGTATTTACAATACACTTCTTGGTCTTCTGCATACTTATCGTAGATAAAATCTGCTGGAAACTTTAGCATCATCTCTTTACCCACATACGCACTAAGTAGATTTATGTAGTTATATCCTGGCTCATTGACAACGTAAAGTTGATCCTCAAATTTCTCTCTCTGCAATCGAATACCTATTCTCATATTCTCTACAGGAAATACTTTAGATAGAGAAGACACTATGTATTGAATACAAGGATGTTCTAAATTTATCTCTAGGTCTACTGCAAGATTGATATAGGCAAGGTCAAGCATAACATGAACATTATTCTTATCGCACTCATCTAACAACTCATCTAGAGCATACGGCAAATTACCAGTATCAGAAAATGGAACACTGATAAGAACAACGTCACCTTCTCGTATCTCATCTTCATCTAACCATGCAAAACTATCCTCATACCACAAACCACGCATCATCTGGTGATAGAAGTACTCACCCTTTGCAAGTCGTAATCTCTTATGATTTCTATATCGGATGTAGAATTGTGCAAAGGATTCAGTTGTCCCTTGAGTGAAACACCCCTCAGTATATTTTTCTATACCTATGAGGTTGTGGGTAGATGGCATCCACCACTTATAAGTTTCTATGAAGCTCTCACGAATTTCATCATGGTTATGATCTTCTTGAGTAAATTCATATATAAGATTATCCATCTCTACAACAGTTTCATCATCATGAACACTATATGCACCACCAAATGGTTTATCTTTATTGTCTGGTAGATTCGTATATCGCACTGTCATTATAAAATCCTGATATTTGTAAGGTGTACTTATCTTCAAGGCCTGCATTTGCAGATAGATGTATTACATCTTGATTAAGAATAAATCCTTCGTTTGCTTTCCAATGAGTATGTGGTTGTTCATCAAACTCTATATAATGTCCTGATTTCCAATCCTCTAGAAAAATATTTGCTCGAACTAATTCTGTCTCTACATTTGGATACTGTTCTTTGATCTTAAAAAACATATCTCTGTGTTTAGGGATAATATTTCCTGGCTCCTGTTTGATTACTGAAACCGATATCACACCAATTCCTATCTTTTCACCCAATTCAAAATAGTCTACTTCGATTTTATCAAAAAACTTCTGATGAATTGCGGTGTTATCTATGACAAGAGACTTAGGCATTTTATTATCTGGATGCAAATCTTTCTGTTCAACCTTCTGGTGTTGGATACAAGAACACCGATAGTCTTCCCACTTTACGTTGAAGAAAACGTCTGTATCCATATCTAATTTTACTGGCTCGAAAATTCTAGACATTTTTTTATATAACTTAACCCTTCTCTGGAATCCAACAGAAAGTTTTCATCACAGAATAATATGTGAATGTCTTTGTCTACACATGATTCAAATAACTCCATCCTTCTATTTATAGGACTACTCAATCCATGCATACTGAGCAATGCAATACCTTGTACCTCTGTCTCATTCATAAAGAACTCTAGGTGTGGATTCCAATCAGTCATCGTATACTCGTTATGCCACCCCACTGGTTTGATCCCTAGTTGATCTGCATAGTTCTCTATAAAACTTCTTGCAATATAAAAAGGCATTGTTCCTATGTAATCGCCAGCTGGATCATTGAAAACTATCCACCGTCTATCTGTGTCAACCTTCGGGACTTCTACCGTATCGCCAGGGAAACGAAAGTAACTGCCAGGTTTGCGATAACCATAGTCTGTTCCCTTGGACATAGCTCTTATATCAAGTCCTATACGAGTGACACCTGTAGTATTATTTACATTACCATGCCAGTGACCCTGATTGAATAACCAAGCATGGCCAGGCCTTATCTCTACTGGATAAGATAATTCTGTACACCTTCTTTGCATTTCTGCCATTGAAAGTTTCTGATCCACAAAATCATTCGTGAGTTTCTTAGAATCTTCCCATGATACTACTTGCATAGAGTTAGTACTATATGCAGAAGATACTGGAGTCCAAATGGTATTCATACCATTGTTATATGCGGTTAAATGTCCTGTATGGAAAGTTAATAGACTGCCGTGTTTTTGTTGATCTGGTAATACAAAATTGAGTGTAGGGGTGGACTGTATCATGTAGTCGCTCATACTGTCACGAATTATGTGGTGTAAGTAATCATCAACCCAGCCAGAAAATTCCTTAGTCCTGACAAATTGCTCCACCTTCTTTCTAAGAGGAACTATTTCGTTTCTATCAAAACTTTCATGCAAAATACCTAAAGATTTACAGGAAGGTTTGACTTCCTGTACAACTGATAATATCCTATTATACCAAGGAAATTGGTTATGGTCATAATCAACTACCTTATGATCCCACATAGAATCAAAGTACTTATCATCATATCTTTCTTTAATCAAGAATCATCCTCATGCCATTCAATATCATCTTCCATCTCTGGGTCTTCAATATCTCCCGTACAGAATGGGCAGTACATAATTCTATAATGAGTATTACTCATAGTATGTTTTATTTTAAACTCAGCTTCACAACCTTCACATACTATTAGTTTCATTGAATTTCACAAAAACCCGCTGCACATGCAAGTTCCTGTGAACCGATAGTATTATCTGTTTGTTCATATTCTGACAATCTATTCCACTCCACAACTTTAGGCATCTTTTCCAAGAGCACTTCATATTCTTCTTTTGAGCAATCCTGATAGGGTGCTTGCTTATATGTATGGTCACTAAATGGAAGGAAACTCACACCAGACATATAGTTGAAGTTTTCAAAAACCCATGCACCAACTTCAAGCCATTCGTTCTCCTTAACAGAAATAGTAACAGAAGGTTTATGCTCACACCAATTCTCTTGGTATGTCTTCCATAACTCTAACTGTTGAATAGCTGTCATGTCTGTACGAAACACTGCACTCTGATCTACCTTATGAGGAAAAGAGAATACAGATGTATGACTTGGATTCATAACATCATCTTCTACAGGAAATCCTTGATCAACCATCATCCTTGTCAGTGGGTCTTTCTTATCACCACGAACTGTACGAACATAATAAGGATTATGTCGAGCATGAATACCAGATGCAGAATTGGTCAACTGACTAACTGTACCAGATGGTTTCACACAAGTTACAGCAACCGACTGATTAATACCAAGTTTCTCTGCAAACTCTTTGTTAGTTTTAATTGCCATATTTCTAAGGTCTTTAAGAACAGCAGGAAGAGAACCATGTGGTCCTTTACCATTTGTTACATCACAATCCATAATACCTGTTAGTGATACACCAAGAAGTCGTTCCTCTTCACAATTCTTTTTCCATGACCTAGAAACATATTTAAAGTTAACAAGTGTGGCTTGGAAAGTTCCAAGAATCGTTGCAAGCCTCACCTTCTCCAAAAGAGAATCCCGTGTATCAGAATTGCGAACTATAACTTCAGATAAATTACAGAACTCACGATTTCGTAGAATAATTTCACTACAAGGATTCGTACCAAATTCATAGTCTTCTGTATTCCTACGACCATTCTTAGATGCCATCCATACAGCAGACTCACGATTGAAGATGCCTCGTTCACCAGACTTGGAATCATAAAGAGCCTTCCACTCATCCATGAATACACCAATATCTGGTTTCTCAGAATATGCAGCAGAATTGTTTGCCAATGCACGCTGAGGATTATCATTCCACCATTGGCCAGACTTAGCAGAACGCATACGGTCATCAGATAGGTTAGAAAGACTAATCAATGCAGAACGGCGAACACCACCAACTACAACTACTTCTGCAATTTTACATACAATATCGTGTGCTTCTAGTGAAGTCAACTTACGACCAGCAGCATTCTTAAAGATATTAACAGTGAAGTTAAATAACGACTCAAGGGGTTCTGGTCCACTAGCACGGCCGCCAAAGGTCTTTAGAGGTGCGCCAGCGGGTCTTATCTTAGTTAAGTCCCATCTGGGTATCTGTCCAATATACAACATTCCAACCAATTCTTTAAGTGCTTTTGCCCACCCAAGCTTAGAATCTGCAACCGTAATAGTAGTGTCTGTCTCATGAAAATCTTCACTGATACTGGGTAACTCATTTACATATTGACGTTCTACACTAAATCCAACACCAGTGCCATTCATAAGAATATAAAGGATTTCATCAAATGCTTGTGGACGATCAACTGCAATATAAGAACAGTTATACCCTGCAATATTTTCACGTTTCAATGCTTCACCAGCCGTCATTATACAACGCATTGATGGCATCACACGCAAACCAAGAACTGCTTGTTCCAGTTCTACTCTTAACTCTTTGGTTAGACTAAAATCAACAGTCTCTTTTAGATGTTCTGTGAAGAAATCAAAATACCTAGCAATAGTTTCATCCCACGTTTCTCTACGTTCTTTTTCTGGCAACCACCTTGAATATCTTGATAAGTGAATAAATTCTTGGTAGGATGTTGGTAGGTAATTATTAGGCATTTATCTTTCTCCATTCTGCAAATCTCAATTGTGCCGCTGCACCACTGAAAGTATTATCTGTTATAATCTCTTTTACGTTTTCTTTAGTATAACCAGCAAGAATCATATCGTTAATATCTTTATGTTTCATTGAATCTGGCCAAATAACAATTTTTCTTCCTTGATTTAAAGTCTTCTCTATCTGTTTACAAATTTCTTTATTCCTTGGTTCATTATCAAATACAATCGTCAGCTGAGCATTATCTATAATTTTATTGGCAATCACTAAAGGTTTTGAAAAGTCTGACCCGCCAACTGCAATGCAGTTATCAAGGAACATACTATCTATCGGGCCTTCCACAACGTATATTTCTTTAGAGTCATCTATTCTATCAAGACCATAAATCTTGTCTGAATCCTCTTTTAGTTTGATGGTGATATACTTAGGTGTTTCAGAACCGAAAGCTCTGCCTTGATATGCAAATATTTCTCCTATTTCATCTCTAAACGCAATTATTAACCTTGGATGATCATAATCCAAAGAAGGAAATTTATTTGGTATTAATGTATTCGTGAATCTATAAAATGACTTACATAGGTAGAGATCGTCGCTGAGGAATTTAGACGGTATTTCTCTCTTTCCAACCAATCTTCTCGCCGGGTGGGATGCGGGCAGTCTGGATATCGATTGAAGAGATTTGAATACATCTTTTTTAAACACTGGGGCATTAAATTTAAATTCCTTTTGGGGGCTACTTCTTGTTTCGACACCTTTGCGATATCGTTCTAATATATAGTCTTCGTAAGTTTTTGAGTCAACATACTTGATAAGGTTGCCCAAAGAGGCTCCAACTGCACAATTGTGACACTTGAAAAATAAATCATTCTTCTTACGGAATACGAACCCTCTTGCTTTGGTGCGAGATTTCTGAGAATCTCCACAATAGGGACAACGGAAGTTCCAAAGATTATCCCCCTTCTTCTTGAAAAGGGGGAGCATTGGACTTATTAGATTTAAATATTTTGTATCGATGTATGACATTTATACATAGTAACACCTCACCGACAGATTGTCAAGACACTTCTAACATCTTATTTAAAATAAACCCCGCAACTATAGATGCACCAATTAGAACATGGCGCCATTTTTCTAAAATTCCTACCCTATCCTTCAACTCATCACGAATCTTCTGAATTTCTATATTTTGAGAACTATGACAAGCGGCAGCTGCTGTCATAATCTCTTTAGTATTGGTTGTAATACGAGAATGAAGGTCTTCAATCTTAGCTAAGATTTCTGTTCTTCTCTTCTCTAGTTGACCCCCTGCATCGGTAATTGCTTCATCTTGACGATCAAGTTTTTCCTCATGCACAGCAAGCATACGATGAATGGAATTGGAAAGGTCAGTTAACTTCTCTATCGCAACATCTAGTCTATTATGTACAGACCTTTGGTCTTCAAGTTCTTTTTTGAGAAGTTTTACTTCTGTTTCCACACTATCCATATCAGTCTTCAGACTTCATAAGAGTCCATGCGCCATATAATACAGCAGCATATGCAGCCCATGTAACAAAATTACCTAAAAATAAAATTACAAGGCCAACACCAATAAGTGCAGTACCATCCCACGATGTTCTTTCTTTAAATCTATTTGTTAACCAACTCATTTTTAAACCTCCCCATGTGATCCTTCTTTAGAAATACTATTTTCTGTATTATACGCATCTCGTAATTCTTTAACTGCAATACAAGCTTCATCCGCTTTCACTGCATCATAACTATCTTTATTATCATAATTTCGGACCCTAGTTCTAGTTAAATCATTAGCTGATCGAACAGATGTTACTAGATCAGATTTACTAGTATCCTCATATGTTTCTTTTACATAAGCTTTATGATCATCACTGGTTTCAAAAAAATTAACATCTAGATTAGGGCGAACTTCAATACTAGTGCTTCTATATACCATAAACAATCTCCTCCTATAGTTTCTTTAACTTATCTAACCGTATTTCTAACTCTGAAATTTTCTCGGCGATATTGGGATATTTCTTTTTCCAATCCTCTTCATCTTCTAGAACCTTCAATCCTAACTTTTCAGAAGCCCATGTCGAAACATTGTCAACCTTCTTATAAAACCAAATTCCTAGTTTAGTGTCTGCAAACCAACTATTAGTCGCACTACCAAGAATACTTCCTGCTATTGCTGATACTATCCAAAACCACATATTAACTCCAATCAGTTTTAAGTGTATAATCACACTTTTCACAACGGCAGTTCTTACACACTTCAACTTGACCCTCTATTCCATGATTATAGGGTTCTCTTCTAAACTCTTTACGCAAAGAGACTCCACAATGAGAGTCATGGCCGCAATTATTACATTTGATCATAAGTTTCCCCCCACCATTACTTTTTTTCCTTTTTTTTCTCTATAGGTTTTACAGCTTTCTCATAGTATATAATAATCTGTTTTTGTTGATCAATAAATCTCTTCAATTCAGACATATTTAAAGCAATGGTTTCATAGTCACGAACACTTAATGCATAGAATAAAAAATCACCATTCTCTTTAGTGAATCGTTCTTTGAATTCATCAAAAGTATCCTCTGTAACCACATAAAAATGAACATCATTCATCTTCACAGGGCGAGGTCTATTCTGTGTAGGTATCTTTCTCTCTACCTCAACAGTCTTAACCTGTATTGGTAAAACATCACGCCAAGTACTACAACCGCTACTTAACAGTAGGATTGGGAGTAGCACCAGTGAGAGTTTCCAACGATCTGAATAACTTTTCTGTTCCACGATTTATCTTCTTTTCTACTAGACCCGGCTTCTTCATACTCAACTGAGCAAGGTCATGTTTGCGTAATTTGTTAATAAGAGTATTTTTATATTCATTTGCTTTTTCTAATTTTGTGTTCAACTCTTTATTTAGTGTATCAAACTTCTCTCTATCTGCAATCAATGTATTAATAGTATTATCTTGTGCTACCTTTGCAGCCATTATCTTTGCGTTATTTTCTGTGAGGGTTTGAATCCTTGATTGTGTATCCTTGTAGTAATAGTAACCACCATAGACTACACCACTTACAAGTCCAACCACAACTATGAGCATATATATTTTAAGCATTATATTTTCCTATACTGCACCGGCTGCAAAACCAGACATTGATTTTAACAATCTACCGCCTGAAGTTCTTATTTCTAAAATTTCTCGTTGCATACCTGTATGCATATATGCAAAGTCCTCATGAAGAATATCATCACCAACGTCTGTGCTTTCTGCACTTGCATCCATGATAAGATTATCACCAGCGTTTGCTGAACCGTTTGTACTATCTAAAACAATAAACAGATTTGCACTGTCCTGTAAGATAGCAGCATCAGAAACAGACTTCAACAATACACCATTATTAAATATTGCTGTACCAGCATCGCTCATATCAAGAGTCAAAGCAGTTATATCACCACCACCATCAGTTCCTTTCAAAATAATATCACTGTTATTAGCAGCTGCATCTATAGTAATATTACCAGAAGACGTTGTTAAGTTAATTGCTGCATCACCAGCAGAGATATTATCTGCGGCTAGAGCGCTGACACTTGCTGCAGCAAATGATAAAGTACCAGAGCCGTCTGTTTTCAAAAACTGGCCATTTGATCCATCTGAATCAGGCAAGACGAATGTTACACTGGAACCAACAGTAGCAGGAGCTTCAAATGCAATAAACTGCCCGCCAGTTGCATCTTGAAATCTTAACTCTGCTCTTGCTAACAGATCAATTTGTGTATTGATCTGTGGAGAGGTTATAGTTTTGTTTGTCAACGTTTGAGTGGCGGTTAATAATGCAATTGCACTTGTGTTTGACAAGTCTGTGGATGCAATTGCAATGTTTCCTGTTCCATCAAATGATTGCCCTGCAATATTTCTTGCAGTTGCGAGTGCGGTTGCTGTATCTGCATTACCTGTAACATCACCAGTTATATCACCAACAAATGCAGTTGATGTGACACTAGTTGCACCAGTAACCACACCAGCGTCAATAACAATCGTACCATCAAGTACAATCTGTTGACCACTAAGAGGCGTAATTAACAAGTCAGTACCAGCAGTTGAACTCAATGTATTACCATTAAGATTTAGATTGTCTACTTGAAGTGCAGTAAGAGTTCCTACTGAAGTAATATTTGTTTGAGCTGCACCAGTAACAGTTGCTGCCGTACCTGTAGTGTCTTGGTTCAAAGTACCAACAACAAAGTCTAATGTTCCAGTGGTATCATCATAAGTTACCGATATATTTGTTTCAGTATTATTGGTGATCATACCACCAACTACGTCTTGAAGAGCTTCGTTAGAAACAGCATCAGAACCAACAAATTTTTGACTTGAAGAATCATATTTTAAGAACTTGCCATTAACTAATGCAGTACCCCCATCAATATCTCCAGCATCAGCAATATCACCAATACCACCGCCACCAGAACCAGCAAATCCTACTTGATGAATATGTGTGTTAATTTTTTTCTTGAACTCTGCAAGTTCTCTATTGAGAGCCGGCTCCTCTTGAAAGGGTTCTGGATATTCAATCACCTCTGGAATATATGATTTGGGAAGTAATTTATCAATTGCATATTCTATAGCAG